CCACCGCTCGCAAGTGCGTATAAAGCCCGGGATGGACAAGTGGAATATTACAACAATTGAAGGAATAATGCCCGACGAAGAACTAACAATAAAATATACCCTTTATAAAATATGAACCAGATATTTATTTTTATCTTTGCTTTTCTAGGTTTAATGACTCTGTTAGCTATTTATATGTTGGTGGTGGTTCTATGATGTCCAGAACAGCTTTGGGTACATCGTTAGCCTTACCATTACTTCGTATAGAATCCACCTATCATGAGCCAGTGATAGGCTCTAAAATATTAGTACTACTGGCTATACGCAGATGCATGAAGGAGCAGTATTGGAAATGAATTACAGAATATGGGACCTGCAAATTAAACGGGGTTTAATGGGCTCCGGGAAAAGCTTACTTGGCTCGCAGGGGACTCCTATATATATCTATCCTCAGCCGGGTGAGCGTCCATAATGAAAAAGAAAACTAAAAAATTTATATTAGAATTTTTAGACTTTTGGCCTCTAACTATAGTAGTGCCATTGATGCTTATTGGAATTGTATTTGGTGCTGCGTTAGGATGGGGTGGATGAAGTGGAGCGGAGGCGAAAGAGGCAAGAGTTATAAACAAAGACACCCTGCACGCGTTGCCGAATGTGATTTTAAATATAATAATTCAGAACGCGGTTTCATTATAAATTGCGTTGGTTCTATCTTTAGACCTTCGAAAGGGAAAGGTCGTAAGACACGTTGGCTTCCTCAGATCACTAAACAAGAAATCTGGGAAGACCTCTTAATTCATATTCAAGACATGAAAGAGAAATATCCTGCAAGCTCTGGGCGATTGTGTCGCTATTGTCATAAGCCTTGGACCTATCACACACGTAAGAAACAACGTTTAGCCCTAAAGTCCAATACAAGAGGCTCTCAGCATCCAACCAATTTTGCCATTGACCGTTTTGATTCCGAGTTAACTTATCTTCCAGGTAATATTATTTTTTGTTGTTCTGAGTGTAATGATCGTAAACATAACTCTCGACCTATGGACTGGAAAAATTTTACAGAAGTCTTAAAGGAGCGAAATGAAGTGGAATAAAAAATTTATATATCCTAAGTCTTCCCGGTCCCTGATCGATGGAAAACGTCACTATGATATTGAACAAACAAAATTACCAAGTGTTACGACTATACTGTCTGCCACTCAGTCGGAGGAGAAGCGAAAATCCTTGGCGGATTGGAAGGCAAGACTCGGTGATACTGCTGCAGATAGAGTAAGAGATGTAGCAGCGCTGCGCGGCACAGCCATGCACACGTATCTGGACGCTTATATTCGGGGAACAGGGCACAAGGACCTGACGAGCGTGGGCCAGGAAGCTGAGCCAATGGCCAAAAAGATAATAAGTGACGGTTTAATTGACTTAAATGAAATATGGGGCAGTGAAGTTACCTTATATTACCCAGACTTATATGCTGGTGCGACGGATGTAGTGGGTATTTATAATGGGCGCGAAAGTATAATAGACTTCAAGCAAACTAACAAGCCCAAGCGAAGAGAGTGGATATCCGATTACTTCACCCAGCTAGCAGCGTACGCGATGGCCCATAACTATATCTATAATACCAAAATACAGTCCGGAGTGATCCTAATGTGCTCTAAAGATGGCCTGTTCCAGAAGTTTGAAGTATCGGATAAAGAGTTTCAGGGACATATGCACGAGTTCTTGCGCAAAGTAGACCAATATTACAAAATTGTATCCCAAGCAAAAGACCAAAAAGATACAAAAAATGATGAAAAAGCATAGTAAATTAGCCATTAATTGCATTTGTACCCTCTGTATACGTTTTTCTCTATGAAAAAAAGTTTTTTTTATTTTTTTTTTTTAAAAGTGGTTACAATTGGTACAAAAGCTAGAATTGTTATGTACCAACACTTATTCGCTCAAAATTGTATCTTTGAGCAGGATACAATTGGATACAAAAGATACAATTTAAAAATAACTGTTGATTACCAAGGCTTATTTAAGCAAAAGTTCAATTATCGTAAATAAGCTAGCAATACCAACAACTTAAGGGACGCGCGCACATGATTCACTCTTTTTATTTTTTAATTTATAGTAGGGAGGGTATACATAGGTATGCCTAGAAGAAAAAAGTCTAAATACAAGCATATAGTTATTAATAAGAAAAAATATTATTTCTATAAGATTCAGTGGATTGATATAACTGGCGACGCTGGGCACGCTACAGCGGAGGAATTTAATAAGTTCGAGTGCGCTACTATGATTACGTTTGCGTATGTGTATAAGAAAACAAAAAAATTTATTTGGACATTCAGTAGCTTTGATACAAAAGATGAAGTGTTTTCCGATAGAAACATTATGCCTATGGGGTGTGTGTTGAAGTTAGAGAGGAGAGATGTCTAGTATTGACTGGCTAACTGAGGATAAGTATAACCAATTAAAGGAGAAAACTATGCCAAAGAAAAAGAAAAAAGTAGTTAAGAAGAAAAAGAAAAAAGCTAAGAAAAAAAAGAAAAAATAGTTAATCTTTAGCTAAAAGCTTTTTAGCTTTTAATACTTTCTCGTTCTTCTGTTTGATTGTTTTCATTCTTTCATACAGTTGATCGAGATTGAGGTCGTCAATCTTTCCATGTCTAATAATTTTTTGGTCAATATAATAGCCAGCTACTTTACCCCGTGCTATTTCAGTAGTGGCTGCTGCCGCTAGATTTTTGTTGTCCTTTTTACCGCTATCTCTAATTTTACCAAGCTCTTCCAGATGTCCCTCAAAGCTTATGCCATATTTTTCTCTTACTTCATCTCTAAGATTACTAATGTAAGCACACACTAGCGGGTATTTATTTGGATTAGTTAGTTTAGATCCTTCGCCTGGGGCGTCTGAGTACCCAGCTCGTTTGGCTGCCTCTGTTTTGGTAATAGGATTACCTTCAACTCCATAAACTATAAGTTGGGCAAACTGCATTTGTCTGGGTGTTAGTTGCTTTGCTGGGCCTGGCATAATCTTGCTATTATATACAAAATGTCCTATAAGTTCAATAGAATGATTACAGGAAAAGCTTTCAGACAAATGTTAGATAAGTTTCTAAAGTCTCCAGCATCTCAAGAAGCCCGAGTTCAAGTTCAGATGCCGAATGGAGAGTTTTTCGATATTTCAGAAATTAGCTTGCTTGAGAACAGAATTTTAGGTAGATATGAAACCCATAGATTAGTTTTTAAATGTAAAAAAAACGTCTCTCCCATGGGTAAAATCATAGGAAAATTATAAAAAGGCTTGGTGTGGTTAGACCTATCCCAAGCGAGCGACAACTTTGGAAAAAATTAAAAAATGAGTGTAAGAGAATTACGTGGACACGTCTGGAAAATTGGGCTTTATTCGGTACTCCTGACCTGTTGGGGTATGCTCCTTCTGGCAACTTTTTCACTCTTGAATTAAAGACAACCACCCCTAAAAACCCTAATTTTGTGCGCTGTTCCCCGCACCAAATATCTTTTCACATTAAGCATAAAAAAAATACTTTTATCCTTGTTGCCTGCTCCCTGGAGCTTGGGCACTTCAGACTTTATCCGGGCTCCCGGATCCTTGAGCTTGTAGACTTAGGCTTGAAGCTTGAACCCTTAGCTTGTGGCCTCACCTCTTCCGTGACCCTGCTTGAGGGCTTGTGAGTTGAGCGCTTGAGCGCTCCCCGGTACTTGGGCTTGAGACCTTCGGAATAAAATTCCGTTAGCCAGGCCTGCGTTATAATATTTTTTCTCATTAGTGAATTCTATATTGTACTTCTTTGACATTTTTATTCCAGCACGCGCGGCAGCTGCCGCAAACGTTCCCTTGATCCGGAGCCGGGCACACGTGGCCAGCTCTGGGCTGTGTTACCACGGTTGACCAATGGTCCCAGGCCCTGCCGGGCTTCGTGTCATTTTTTGAATTACTTAATCTTATAATTAAATTTTTTGGTATGCTATCAGTATTTAATGGCAAAAATTTGCGCTCTTGAGTTGGCAGCCAGTGTTGCGTTGCAGGCGTGAGCTTGCACACTTCGAATATATTAATGAGATGCTGCACAGACTGCAGGTCCCCTGAGTCATGCCAGCGAAAATGTTTTTTTCCTTTGATCAATACAGCCATGGCTTCGATCCATTGCGGATCTGTTAACGATTCCAGGCGCCTGGTTAAGGCGTCCTTAACATTTGGAAAATTGTAACGGCCCTTGAAGGCGTAGCAGCCCCAGCACGGTGTGCCCGGGATCTTGGTCAGCTTGGCGCCTGTTAGGCATGCTGCAGCTGGCAGGTTATAGGAGCCTTCAGGCATTTTACCGGGAGCGCTTAGGCCGCCGGTTATTTCTTTAGCTTCTTTCTTTAACATAAATCCTATAATATCCTACAGCTTGCAGCCTGTCAACTATTAAATTTTTTTTCTTGTACTTTATTGGGCGGGCCCACCCGCTT